TTTGTTTGTTTGTTTGTTTGTTTGTCATTATTATTCCTTGTAAACCGCAGCAAAAATTGACAGCATTTTATTTAATTAAGGCAAAGTATCAGGGAATGGGTCGTCAGTTATCCAAGAGATCACTGGCATACGAACTATATCCATATCAGCCGTTGGCGGTTTGTCTTTAAATCGCAACTCAATATAATTAAAATTTGCAGTACCTCCAACATAGACCATTCCTAAGTGATCTCCGTCATCGCTATAAAACGGAAGCATAATTGAATTGGTAGAACGAAATCCGACTGGGATTTGGCCGTTTTTTAATATGTCCATTCGTTTAGCGTGTGATTTTCTTATGAAATTCGGACTTGCACTACCATAAAAATAGATAGCCCCCCACGCTCCACCTGTGAAAGCACATTCTACGGTATTATTTACTCGTCTTAGGGATACATATCCACTTTTAATATTCACGGCCCCTCGTGTTATTCGTCTAACGCCAGTGTCAGCAGATATAGCAACCCACTTTCCGTTTTGCTTCTGCCACAAATATGCACCAACGCCAGCCCCGTTTGTTGAGTTGTAGAAAGTACCGTTTGGCTCGTTTCCGGTGATTTTCCCGTCTGTTGTTTCGGGTTTATCTGGCCGTCCATTACCTTGCATTAACAGAGAAGAACCGCCTTTATCTTTAACATCTTGAGCTATTAAAGGAATGAGGCTTTTCAGTTGATCTTTTAGCGCCATTATGATGCCTTAGCTTTATTGTACTCACCAACCAGGTCTAGGTTGTCCATTTCTGTTTGCCAGGTTTGAAGATTTGTAACGTTAGTTTTGATCTCTTGCAGAGTGCTAGTTAGAGCTTCGCGAACAGACTTATCTGACACAAGTTCTCCAATTTTGGCCGCAATTTCAAACAACGTATCTAAATCTTCCGAAAGCTCGCCACCTTTAATTTTATTTAAAATACGTGTTTCTGCCTGGCTAATTAACTCGTTAATTTTAGTGAGCGTGGTTTGTTCTCCACTGCCTTGTTGAGTTTGAATTGCTGATATTGCCTCATGCAGACTTTTATAATCTGCACCAATGGCCTTGATTGCGGCAACTATTTTTTTATGGTTTTGATTTTCCATGGTGCTCCTATATTTTTGCTAGCTCATAAATTATTAATAAGTCCGGTAAGTCGTCGTCACTTTGATATATGACTTCACCTTTTTCGACTACCGCCACTATTTCTTGGGGTGGGTCAACCACTGCAACAATGTCATCCATTCCGCGCCTCTGTCATATCAGGTGTAACATCAAATTTGAGGTTAATTCGGCCGCCTTGAATTGGCGTTTTAACTCGTCCTTTATTAGATACCGCCTGTAAATCATAGTCCGCTTGAGACCACGTCGCGTCTTTTGTTAAACTGTGACTAAACGTAACTTTTAAAACGCCGCCTGGGGCATCTACAACTTCGATTTCACCTGTTGTGGATGATAGTGTTAGCACTGGCTTGTTTCTGACCGTAGCCCATAAATCAAAGCGCGCCATATCACTTAAATCGAGAGGTTTTAATTTGTTATCCGGCAGTTTTTCAAACAGGCGAACAAAACATTCCTCGTCATCACCACGGTAAAGGTTAATCGTTGTCTTATCCATTTTTACGCACCATCGCTGCAAGTTGGTTTGGGCTAAATCGCCAGCCTTCTTCGCTGTTATAAATTGCGTTAAAGCACCATTCCGAACAAAAATATTTGCTTCGTTTTTGTTTAATCCCAAGCACAACACCTAACGCGCCCAACCAGTCATATTTAGCGCCGGACGTGCGGTTGTAATAAGATTTAATCTGTGCTTCTGTTACGTTATCAAGCAAAACCAAATCCCACTTGCCGGTGTCAGACAAATCAATCTGCTTATATCGCACGCCGCCATCGCGCACAGACGCTGAATAGCAATCAAAAACCGTAACATGTTCATAGTGATCGCCTTGGACGAATTCCATGCGTTCAATCGCTATCTCGCAGTGTGAGTATTGTCCCTTTGTAAAAAAGCGCGTCACCGCATCAGCCAAGGCTTTAAAAGGCTCTTTCAGAAAGCTGCGCTTGTGCTTATAAAACGCAAGATAGATACGGTTAGCCATTGTTATACGCCTCCATTAATGCATCCATTTGTTTAATAATATCGTCATGGATTGTCTGCATTTTTTCGATTGTCAATCCTGGCACTTTAAGCTCATACTTACGCATGCGCTGGTTGGCAAGCTCAACCTGTAGTTTCTCAAGACCAGCCGCTTGCTGTAGAATTAAATCTGTTGCGGCTTGGTTATTCAATCCAGCGCGTTTAGCAAAGTCCGTGATATACCGACTGCATTCGCCTTGATAGTTTGCATTTTTAAACGCTTCCGCAGCGGCTTGGCGTTCACGATATTCAGACTCAAAACGAGTCCAAGTGCTGTAAATTGACGCAGCGTGAACATCAATATTATTGATTAGTCGAGCTTGTGTTTCCTTGGTAAACTCAGCTTGCTTTGTCTTTGATAACACAAACTGTTTTGTCACATTATCAAAATCGTGAAACTCGCTTGGCGCTTTACCGGAATATTTAACTTTCCCGGCTTCCAACCAAACAGCACCACCACCGGTGATACTGGCTGAAATCCCGTCAATTTCTTCATCGCTCACTTCAACCCAATTTTGATTATCTGTTACAAGATAATCAGGGGCGAACGTGCTTGTTTCTATGTTAAATAACATCATAATTACCATCCATACCATCCGATTGCTAGAATATTAAATCCAGCCTCACCACCGTTGTGTATTTCAACAACGTTGCCATTTTGAATATTAGCCCCTACTGATTTTCTACCGCTACCGACATCTGTCACTTGCACCATGCATGCGCCGTTAAATGCCTCAGGGAGATTCACTCTTGCATATCCATCAATACTTACGTTCATAATAATCACCCGCATTACGCCATTATCAGCAACAGGGATATCAAACACTTCTGCGCCGTTGTAATGGCGTGGGTAATGCTGGTGTCTGAATCTATTTTTTCGGTAGGTGTTATTTAATTCATTCCACGCATTGCTGATATCTGTCTGTTTGGCAAAATACTCATGTAACCATCCGTATGACTTTGACCATAGCGCCCCAGCGCTTGATATAGTCATTGCTGTTTCTCTGCTATCATGAAACCAATCACTTCCTTCTGGGCTATTTAGGAATTCGATTTGAGTGCTGTTATTTCCTGCATCTCTAAACCAGACAGAAGCTCGAGGAACGTTGTCACTTTGGAAAAAATCAATAAATCCACTTGTATTTTTTCCGCCTGCTTTGTTTTTTATAATTAATCCGTTTGCAAATCCCTCAGATCGACTACCATCGATGATTAGAGTGCCGGTCATTGCATCGCCAGATTTATTTACTCCTCTTAATCCATCAGTTCTAACCCAATTTCCCCATGTTTTTAAACCGTAATTCATGTTTCTCTGATACGTTTCACCAGTGTTAAATCCAATATACACTTGCATAACGCTATAAGCTGATGGATATACCAATAGCGTGCCTGCGTAATTAACAGGGTAATTACGATCTCCCGTTGCGTTTCTATTATCCTCTTGTGCGTAAACCCCGTATGTTTTAATGTCATCGAGATTTTGTGTGGTTAGTTTGTTACGTGTGAAATTGTTGGCTATTTGTTCATTAACCCAGCCTTGATACGCGACGACTTCATTTTTTCTTAATACCGGGAAAGAGCAATAACGTGTCGTGTCATCTTTCATTTTGTACACAAAATTAAAACGAGGGTCATTTTCGCTATTGGGATTTATCTCAAAACGCCACTCGCCACCATTATCAATCGGGAATTTTATTTTACTCCAACCACTTGTCACTAAAGCCAGTTGATTATTAATGGTTTGCTCGCCAGTGTTAGTAATATCTTCAACCCAGTTTAGTTTGTATGTCGCATTATTAAGATTTGCAACAGAAAAGAACTTTCGATTAAGCGAGACGTAATGGCAATAGAAAATACTATAGCCCTTCATCACGTAGAACGTCATTACAATCGGGGATCTAACTTCAAGTGGCAAACCTGTAATTCTGCTGTTTCCGTTGTTGTGATTGGCAAACGTTAAATAACCATCTTGTCGGTATTTATCACCAAACAAATTGATGATTTGCTGTCTATTAGTTAAATCTAAATCAAGTGTATCGCTTGATACGTAGATTTTTTGGAATAAATTATTGTTATCGGCGGTTACTGCTCTGTCAAACGCGGATTTGACTGCTGCTGATGTTGCGACCGTATCTGCGCTATTGCTATCTATAGCATTAGATTTTTTACTGTTTGGGATGTAATTAGTAAGATTTCGCACAACAGCATCAATTAACCCTTTTATATTTTTAATTGCTTTAGGTGTTGCCGCTTCGGTTTCTGATGAACTATCAGTCGCTGAGTTTAGCTTAACAACACCTTTCGCTGTAGTTGAAGCGCTTGGAAGCGC